TTGATAAGGAGAAGGCGACTCATCCAAAAATCTTTAATTACCCGATACTCTTCATTCTTTTCGCCCGACACTATCATATCGAACCATTCCTTGCTGACGATGAGGGTCAAAACCTTTTTCTTCGCATCAGATAAATACTTATCCATTACTTTAGTTAATCTTTCCATAAGCTAATCTTAATCATTTTAGATGAACAACAAAGTTTTTTGGCTTAAACTCGACAAAGCCATTGTCCTTTTTCGTTTGAGTAGTCTCAATACTGAAACCTGCGCAATCCTTAACGAGAACTCTTATTTGAGAACCAACCTTACAGGAAAGCTGAACATAATCAACTTTCTTAAAGTAATGGTCAACAGAATTTCCATACTGAATATGAGGTTTGCCATTACTATCTAATCTAGCCGTTAATTGGTCTAATCTTTCCTCCCTCTTTACACCATCGACTAATGTATGACACCAAAGAGGAGTGCAAGGTAAACATACTAGTCCTACCTTGCCTTCTTTGATTTCATCAAACTCCTTCTCACCTACGGTAATATTCAAAAAAGTCATGTGCTAACCCTCCTTCTTATTTATCTTAGCTATGCGTTCGTTATAGGCTTCATAGTCCTCTTTACTAATCTCAGTAACGCCATGTATGATAGTTGTACCACAAACCATATCATCCTTGAATCGCTCTTCGACGTCAGTGATGAGGTTCATTAGAGGATAGAACTTAATATCCTCCTCTTCCCCTTTAACGGAGCTCGTAACTGAAGTATAGGCTAATTTGCCATCCTTACGTAGGAAGGCGGCTACTGCGTAATAATATCTTTCTTTTATCATAAGTCATATCTTTTTAGTTTATTTGCACTGCTTAGTATATCTCTAATCTCGAAAGGAGTTTTGCCAGCCCACCTGATAAGGTGATTCATTAGCTTGCGAGAATATCTTGCAGAAATCTTTTCAGCCTTTACGATACGATGGTCAACTCTGCCATAGCCACCACCTTTGCTAGCATAATACAAAGCCCATCTAGGCTCCCAGTATTGCTTAATCTTAGGCAGTTTTTTCGATACATCAAACCATCCAATATCATCCTTATATAGCGAGGACTTCCGTAGCAACGCTTCATTATCTTCTTGGCTTGTCTAATCTTCATAGGCTACTTCTTTTTATTACAAGGGCAGCTCTCGGCGTGAATAACACAAACTCCGTGTTTCGTGTCTACTATCAGATAGTCATGCCCTTTCTTGGTGAATATTTTTATATTAAACTCTTCTTTTTCGTGTGGAGTTCCTAAGCTGAAAGAAATCCTAAAACCAATTACCCCTATTATGAAAATCAAAAAGAGCAAACCGTATGACTTGGCTAAGTCTAAAATCTTACTCTTCATACGTTAGTCCTCCTTATCGAATTTATTGCCAACAACATAAGCTTCTAATAAATTAACAAATGGCTCGTAATTGTCAACTTTATCTAAACTCTTGAAGGCAAACGCTCCTTCTTCTTCAATATAAACTACCTCATAGAGATTGTCTATACACAAAAGGTCATAACTGTCATGCACTATATCACCTTCCCAAATCTCCTTTCCCTCACTATCTTTCAACCCTGTGAACTGGCAGACGGTAGAAGGGTCAACCTGATAAGTGGGATTTCTGTTTAACTTGCTTTCTTTCTGACGATTCTCAATGATGTATGTATTACCATTCTCTTCGTAGAAATATCCGCAAACCCATCCTTTTCCGTCAAGACGTTTAGCCTTGAATTTTATACTTTCTATCTTCATATCTATTTTGCTTTAACATTATACACTCCATCAATGACCTCCACCTCGTAGCAATCGGGACAATAATGCTTACCATCTATCATTTCCCAATCAGAGTAGTCACCAATATCAACTTCTTTGTTACTGAATAGTGCAGAGCAAGTATCTGTACCACCAAATACTTCTCCGCATCTATCGCAAACAATCTGATACATTGTAATTGGTCTATACATAAGCTATTCTTCTTTAAGTTCTACTGGCTCATCGCTCCAAGATAATTCTCTTCCGATGAGTTTCTTGATAGTTCCTTTGGGAAGACTAACAGAATCATTACAGATTGGATTCATCATCCAATATCTATCACCATATCTTGTTGGTTTACTTTGGCAAACTCTTTCTTCGCCATTAAATCCTACACATACCCATGCCATAACTATTCCTCCACTTTTACACCGAAGGGAACGCCGTCGGCAAAGGTGAACCATTCAAAAGCCGTTTCAAAATCAAGACGCTCAACATCTGTTTCGATTCCGTCTGTCTTTATTCTTTGAATAATGAGATAAACGTCCTTACTGCTTTCTATGACCTTGTATTTAATGAACGGCTCATGTTTTCTTATTTCTTGCCAGCATTCTTCTTCGGTGTTGAATGGTCGGAACTTTGCTTCGCTTTGTTGTTTGATTCGATACTCGATATTGTTCCAATACTCAAGCTCTTTCATTTCCGTCCATTCATTCATATCTTGCCAGCTTTTGCTTAATGCACTTGGTTTGGTTCTACACTCAATTACCCTTCCTTCTGCGTAGGCTTGTAGGATAGGATAAAATTCTTTAGCTTGATTTCTGTCCATAATTTAGTCCTCCATTATAATTCTTCATACATTTTTTGATGTTGTTCTAAACTCTTTGTAAGTTTCTCAATAGCCATATCTTTCAATTCTTTAAAAGATATAAACATAAAAATGGAAGTTCTTTCTCTCCAATTGCTTAGTCCATCAGACAATGTGATGGTTTCTTCTGTTGCATCTATTGCATCCTTCCAATACTTAAGAACTTTCTTTTCTTTTTCAATAATACTTCTTAAGCATGTAGCTTTGTTATAAATTTCTTCTGTCATACTTAATCCTCCAACTCTATGTTATTTTCTGCTGCGTAGCCATCTTGTGCTTCCTCACAATACTGACCTTCGCAAAGCCCACCTATGCCGATGTTATATTCTGAGATAATGTTCTTGTTACAATACTCACAGATAGCATCGCCAAGTTTATTTTGTAATTCTTCTCTTGTCATAATTCATCCTCCAATTCTTTTTGAATATCGTTCAACCACACAAGAACGTCATCAATATTAATGTAAGAAACATATCCCTCTTTATGCTTTCTTAATTGATTCTTCTTTTTAATAATTATATTAATTGCAGTTACTTTACTCATTGCTTATCCTCCTTTTTTCTGTTTCTTTCTATATGCTTTAGTTGCGCTATACTTATATTGCCATATCGTTTATACATACTTTGGAGATATACAATATAGCCAGCTAATGTTATTTTATTTGCATTCATATTCTCTTCTTTTTACCACCTGCGAATGCTTGTGTCATGTTTATCGCAGATTTAACATCTTTGTACCTGACGCCACAAACTGTTGCCACATCTTTAATTGCCTCATCCATTTTGAATTGCCTTGCCAAAAACTGATTGTTCTTTATCAAGTTGACGATTTCTTCTTTCGTATGAATGCCTTTCCAAAATAGTTCGGTATGTGAGCCTTCTCTTTCATCATCATCTACAGAGAACGGAACACCATAATTTGTATAAACCTCTCCGTGATGTTTGATAACGTGGCGACCAGGATTCTTTCGGATATAATTTATCCAAGTTTCATTATCGCATTCGCGCCATATCTCATACTCTGCCGAGGTCAGCACTTTGTCGATGCCGATAGGATAATGACCGGAACACCCATTTGTTCCAAAGTAAATAATCTCTGCCATATTCTCTTCTTTTTACCCTCTCCATGATGTTATCAAAATAATAACGGATTGGAGTCTTTATGAGCCTTTCACTCATTAACGTTCTTCGATGTGTACTAAATGCTTGATGCCTTTTCCACATAAGAGTGCTCTGAGGTGAATTGTCAAGCGGTAATTGATATTTTACGGCTACACCTAATGCCAACCAATCTAATTCGAGCACGGCTTTTTCGTTATTATCTTAATTTCACCAAGGAGAGGGTGGTTAGTTACAAATCATCAAACTCTTTCTGAAATCTCTGTTTTGTTTCATTCAGAAGCTGCTTGAATTTTGTTTTAAACTCTTCATCACACTCTGAAAGCCCATAAATAGCATCAGCAAGACTACTACGCATTGATTTTGTAGACATATTTAAGAGTTCATTTACTTTAGGAATTAAACTCTTTGCTAAGATATTTGCTCTTTCTAATTTTTCTGTATTCATATTACTATCTATTTATATCCTTTGCGGGATGGTTAATCAATCTTCTTGATGCTATCAACTTCCATACTCCATAGTACAAATTCTCTACAGGAGCGAGTGCCATTTTTCTTAGCAGGGTTGATTTTTACTTCAATCTCACCATTATAGCCACCGTAACCTCGATTAGGGACGATGCTTGTAATCCAACAAACATCACATCTAGAGCATCTAACTTTGTCGCCAACCTTGTATGGTAGACTTTCTATGTACTCCTTCACATCAGAACAAATCTGATTGTTAGCATCATTGATAATACTTTGTTGCTTGGCAACCTTTACTTTTAATTCTTCTTTTGTCATATCTTTTAAAATTATGCCCGAAGGCGGTTAATAATTGCGTCTTATCTCAACTTCCCACTCCTTAGAAGAGAACTTCTTTTTGAGGTTTTTAATTAAACTCTCTATCTCTTCAAGAGATTCAAAGGCATTAACTAAATCCCCTACTTGATACCAATAGTCCCATCTGTCTGGTTGCTCATCTTTCTCCTTTTGAGTGAGTGGTCTAACAAACTCCCCTTTGATGGTTTGATATTCATTTGGAATTTCAATTCCACCCAAATATCCACTTACCGAGCTGTTACCACACACATTGCTTACTTTAATATACAATTTTGCGTAATAATGTATTGCTCCACCACAAAGACCACAAAAAGAACTGATTTCTATATTCAATAGTCTCTTTTTGTCTTTAGTATAGCTACCAATAGTTGTGTATTGTTTACCTGCGAGATTAAACTGATATCCTTCTCCAATATTCTGAGGAATAGCCCCAGTTATCTTAGATATATCAAATCCATTTTCTATTCGTAAATAGGTTATATTCATACGCTTTACTTTTTATTATCCATCATAAGAGCCATATCGTGTACTTTGCGACACATTTGGCAAACATCTTCAAGACTCCTTGTATTCCAATTATAGTACATTCTTCCGTGGTCTTCGGTTATTACTACAACCTGTCAGTCACAGAGGATTCGCCATATCATTCTCAATTTATGTTTCATACGCTTTACTTTTTACGATGATTATACTTATCACAACACCAAGTAAATTGACAAGCCCAGCACTTTGAGCCATCACATTTCTCGTTATGCAATTTATACTTATCCATACGCTTTACTTCACTCTTTTAAATCTGATAACTGCGTCAATATATCCTGCTGATGGCAGGTAAAAATGATAAGTACCGCCAGAATGCCCAATACATGCATGAGCATTAATATCCACATTCTTAATGGTATAAATTTCCGTTTTACCATCAACGAAAGTAAGTTCATACATTCTTGTCTCGGTTTTAACCGGCTCACTTTTGCAAGCTACAAATAGCAATGCTGGTAGTATAACTAAAAATATCTTTTTCATAATCAAAACGCAATTCTAAAATCCTTACCTTTCAAAGTAGGTCTCTTTTGGAGGACGTACTTCTCTAATTCTTCAAAATCTATCGGGAAGAGCGCACAATATTTATACTTTAATGTGCAGACGAATCTTCCGTCGAGCATAACATCAAATACAAATGTTTTCATTGTTCACCTCCTTCCTTTGTAAACAAATCATCAATATAAAGCCAACGAACAATACCATAATATTCAACAGTTTTATTCCAATAAGAACTTCTAAAGAAGCTAGTTTTAACAATTTGATATCCTTCCCTATCTCTACCATCAAATAATATTGGACTTGTATTAGCAATTGGCTCTTCATTAGCAGGATGCCATAACTCTTTCAAGAATTTTTCTTGCATCCATGTAGCACCTGATTTAAAAGCTTCTTCTATGATCCTCTGTATATTGTCATCATAGTTATTATACCCATCTTGTGCATAATTAGTAGCTTCTTCTTCTATTTTCTTATCGTCTATCATAACTTATTTCTCCTTTAAACGTTCTATTAATTTATCTGCGATTTTGATGGCAGAATTAACAACACTGTCATACGTAGAGTTAGGACGTTGTACAAGACCTGCTGCAACATCTTTTGCTATCTCATATCTTCTCTGCTCCCAAATGTTTTCTTCGTTATCATTATTCTGGGTAAAGCTTGAACAAAGTATTACATCCTCCTCATTTTGTTTGGGTCTTTTGCTACAAAAAAAATATCTGGAGCAGTAACTACATAATCCTTTCATCCCTCACCTCCTTTCCACTCATCAGTCGTTCCTAGTAGATGTGCTGTCTCTTTGTTGTAAGGAATACAATACTTACGACTAAATCCGATACAACGAAAAGGATATTGTGATTCTTCTTTATAACGAGAAAAGAGGTCAGCTTCCCATACATCATCTTTCTCATTTCGCCCCAATACTTTATCGAATGTCTTAAACTCACACTTAGGCTTTTCTATTTCCAAAGTTTTAAGATCGAGTTTGCCACCAATTTTTTCCTCAATATTATATATATAGATTTGAGCAGCATTACTTTCTTCAATATGAAAATGTTGGGTAACACAAGTATAGCGTCCTGGGACATAATTTTTATAATTCTTATTAAGATAATGTCTACCTATAAAGGTTGTATATGTATCATCTGTAAACTTTTCGAAGATAATATGCGCATTATTCTCATTAACCAAGATATCGCCCTTCTGCCAAGCAAATTTGTTCCAATCACGCATTTCTTTTGATGGGAACAATAGAGGTTCTGCTTCTGCATGATCAAAGTACTTGCCATTATTATAGAAAGAAGATGATTCAGCATGGTGATTTACTACTATTATAGTATCTTCGCTGCATATGCTTGAAGTATATACATCTCCAAATAAGGGAGACCACAACTTCGTATTTACTGGCTTACCATTTAAGATTTTCGCTAAATTAATATTCTTTTCCATATCATTAATTTCTCATTATGTGACACTTAATAACCTTATGAACCATATCTGGCTGCGATTCATTAAAACTCTTAATAAACTGACGCTCCATTTCCTTTGGGAAAATGGGCTTTGTCGGCTTCGGCATCGTGAGAACGGCTTGAATCTTTGCCCCCCCACTCAGCGTAAGCAGACATCTGCGAGTTATCATTTTACCAAACATCATAACCTTACCCTTTCACATAGTTGATTACGTGCTCCTGGGCTTGCTCATGCAAGTTGTCAAAAGCGTCTTCTATAACTTTGGCTGTCTGATCGCCATTAAGGTTCTCCAGCATTTCGCCAACTACCTCTACCATCTTATCTATAGGTAAGGAACAGAACTTATCAACTAAGAAGTTCTTCTGCTCGTTGATGGTCATATCATCAAACAACTCCGATAAATCTACTTCAACTTTATAATCTGCCATAATCTTAATCGAAAATATGATGGTTCAACTTTCTCTTTCTGAGGTTTCTCTTAATCA